CGTTTAGCATAGCCTTCAAAGGGCTTGATGAGTACGTTGATGGCAAGCTCAATCGCTTCATTCACTTGTACTTCTCTATGCTGCGACCAACAAACCAGAATGTGAGAATCATGGTGAAGAGTCCAAAGTCATCTTCATCCCAAGTCTTGACTAAGACCTCTGCCCACGGTGCATTGCTTTGAAACGCAAGTACAAGCGAAGCCGCCTTGACTGCCGCATACATACCAAAGATAGCCCAAGTAATGCCTGGACGAACCAGCGCTGAGATGCCAGCCACAAACCAACCTGCTGCCTGAGCCGTTTGACTCTGTTCTTCAAAGGCCGCTTTGATGGTATCAAGCTGCTGAACACTGTAGTCAACATACTTTTCCTCCATCCGAAACTGACCTTTCAGTTTCTCAAGATCGGTCTGCAACTGAAACATATTCAGCTCATGCTGGCGTTCGTTCTTTTTATCGAGGAACTTTAGAACCTCTGGAGCTAGTCGGAACAAACCACCAAAGATGCTGCCAAGCAAACCACCGGAGAGTAATTCAAACATTAATGTTCTCCGTTCTTATTGATGTCTTCTTTAGCCTTGCGTGTTTCACGTTCAATTTTATCGCCTCGAAGTTTGCGTACCGTATCAATCTTTTCATCAAGTCGAATCAAATCGTTATCGTGCATCCTAATTCGATCAATCAGAGATACAACAGACTTTTTTGCTGAAGAAAGTACGGGATCGATTTCTTCAGTAGACCAACGCCAAACGTAATACACAAGGTATACAAGACCACCAACAGCCAAGGTCGGAAAGCCATATTCTTCGATCAGCTTGCCGACGTTGAAGTCCATTAGTCCTTCCTGTTATCTGACTTTTCTGCACGGGCAATGCGGTCATAGTCAGGCTCTAGACCTAGCGAGTGCGTGATTTTGATATCTATCCGTTGAAGCTGCGTGTTCATGTTATCAACCCGCTGTTCAAGCTGTGTGATGATGTTAGCGATACCGTTGATTGAACTTGTAACGCCAGCCAAAATGTACTTAAGTGTTAGGAAAACAAAGTAACCGCCAATGCAAGCGGAAGCAATAGGCAAACCCACAGAATGAATAAAAACAAAAAGGTCAAGGCTCACTTCTGCAAGATTTGATCAATGCGCGAATGAGCCTTGTCAGCAGACTCATGAATCATTTCAACCTTCGCTTTCAAGTGAGCTAGGTCTGACCTAATCGCTGCATAAGCACCAAAAGCGCCTACACCAGCGCCAATTAGGGCTTGTATGACTACTGACATCGACACTTCCATTTAGGACATCCCTTCGCCTGGTGTGATGTACAGGTTGTGCGTACCCGTATCAACGATGGCAGCAAAGTAAACCGGATTGGTTCCATTGGCTTGGCCGTTAGTAATCACAATTCTACTGTTAGGCGGAACAACAAATCCATACTGACCAGTACCAGACGTTGGTATCACTGCTGTAGTGCCACTGGTTGAACCTGTTTTTACAAAGATTTCATGGTTGCCATCGTTGTAAAGCGCAAACTGGTTAGCAGGTGTGTCAGCGTAGACAGCAACATTCGCAGATGTTGTTGTTACGCTTAAAAGGTATGTCTTGCCGGTAGCAAGAAACGCAATATTATTTGCCACCTTTGCTCCCCCATTGCTGCGCAGCCGTCATGGTTCCATAGCATGGTGCGCCATTGGTAAACTTTGGCTGAAAGTTGGGGGTTACTTGCTTGGCAACGGCGGGGACTTCCTTAACCATCACCTTTTTGCTCACGATTTTCATGGTCGTCATCATGCTTTGTTTCCTTCATTAACGATGGCAAAAACACTGTGATAGCAAAGATGAGCAATGCTGCAAGACGCTCATACGTCGGCCCCCACATTGTCCAACAAGCGAGTGCAAAAGTCATTGATATTGCTAGCAATGTCAAGACTCTCGCGACTACTAACTTCAAAGAAATACGCACTACCTTCAAAAGAAGATTCGCATCCATGCTCAGCCTCATGGGTTAATTAAGGTTATCTAGTCTACCTTAACTATCGTCATCTTCATCATCATTCATAAAGCCACTCCCCCATTCAGCATCGCTTGCCTTCAGGCGTATGGCTTCTAACTTCAATGCTCTGTCAATAATCTTTGACTTATCGGTTAGGCTTGCTTCAGGGTCTGCCATGACCTCAGCCAAGAGTTTGCTTATCGCAGCCTCTAGGTCAGGGTTTATACCCGTTTGCTTACGCTTCATCGAGTCATGCGGCGCTTTGGCTTGCGTTCAACTTCACGCGCTGCAGGGATGCGGCCAAGAGCGCGTTGCGCTGACAGCGAGCCCGCTACTTCATTGCGACCAGCCTCGGCAGCTTGCGCTTCCTGGCGCTTCATTTCTTTATTGCCTTCTTCTTTCATCATCGTGTCGTAGTTCATCGCATACCTCTCTTGGTTTTACGCGCTGTTGATAGGGCAATGGCAGCGGCTTGTTTCACGGCTGCACGTTTGCTTGCAGGACGACTGGTGCCTATCTTGCCAGTGTCTTTGAATTTACGCACCATCTCTCCAATGTTGGTCGAGATTGTCTTTTGACTACTACCTTTCTTAAGGGGCATTTATCTCTCCTTGAGGAACTAGAGAACCTGTCTCTGCAGCAAGTACGTTTCTTGCAAGCGTCATTAGTAAACCAGGACGTTGCGGTTCAGGCGTTGCTAACACACGTCGAAGTTCAGCGGGATTAGAGACAATTTCAGCAACAGCTCGACGCAAGGCAGCAGCATAATCTGTGCGTATTGCTTGAGTGCCAAACACGCCTGCAGCAGCAGCCGGAATACCTAACGAAGTCATCAAGCCTTGTCCACCAAACCCAGCAAGCGTACCGGCTAAGGCCGCAATGCCTGTAACACTTGCTTGACCAACACGAGCCTTTACAACTTCCTTGCGTATTTCATCAGTAAACGCAGCCTCTGGCGACATTGTTCCTACTGCCTTACTAGCAGCAATCTTAGCCCGTTCTACCGCATTACGAGCTATGTCAACAGCCTCAACAAGCGCTCTTACTTCAGCAAGCTCATCAGCACGATATAAGCCAGACGCTTTTAATGCTGGCTCAATATTTCTATCAAATAGATTCATTAATCTATTCTCTGGTACACGAGATAGCGATTCTCTTACTGCTGACTTGAATGCTTCAGTGGCCTCTGGCACTTGCTTGACTGCAGCAGCCATTGCCTCAATGTCTTTTTGGCTTGTTGTACCTGTCAACCGCTGATAGAAAGCATCGCTTGCATTCTTTTGACCGAATGTAAGATTCTTTCTAATTTCATCGGCTTGTGCTGCAGCTTCTTTTTCAATATCAGAAATTCTGCCTGTAAGTTGACCACGAGCTTCACTAACTTCCTTTTGCAATCTCGACGCAGCGCTTTCTTTGGCAAGGCGTAACGCTTCCTGCCTTGGCTCAAGAAATGCTGTAACACGCTTGGCTGCTTGCCTTGATAACTCTTCGGCGCTTTGAGCTGCTTCACGACGAATTTGTTCGGCGGCAGGTATAGGAGCTAATTGAGGCTGCGTGATCTTGCCTGCAAGCTGACCAATCTCAGCCTCTGCCGCTTTGCCAGCAGCACCCAGCCTTGCAGCACCAGTCTCCGCTTGTGCGAGCCTTGTTTGCAAACCAGATAGTTGATCGCGTAAGCCTTTGAACTGATCTAAAGCAAGCCAATCTCGGTTGCTATCAATCGTTCTTGCGACATCCTGCGCCGTGCCACCACGCATTTGATCATTCAAGTATTTAGTTGCTAGGCTGTTAACTAGCGCCTGATCGCCTCCAACCAAATCAGTAAAGGTCTTAACGCTTTCTTGCGAACTAAATAACCTTGATGGTATCTGTGCTGGGTCAGTGATAAACCTCTCACCAAATGGCGTTTGCGCTGTAAGAACCTTGCCTTGCAACGTATTGAATTGATTGATCGGTTTACTTGCCTGAGCGTAATTCGTTAAGTACCGTCCAAACACATCATCGCCAACAAACTGACGCTGCATGGCCTCCACACCTTTTGCCAGATCGCCAGCTTCTATTGCACTAATAGCAGAAAATCCTTCATCGCCACCATATGAACGATCTCTAAGTCGTCTGCGTATCTCTTCAAGCGAATTAAACGAAACAGGCGTTTGAACGACAAAGGTCTGCCCTGCTTCGTTGACCTTTTCTTGCTTCCCAGTTACATCTGCTAGCAAGCGTTTAAGCATTGGCTCACGCTGCGGGTCAACTTGACCAGGCAACGCTCCTGCGCCAACCTTTGTTTTAATCAGTGATTCAAAGTCTGCTGCTGCTGGAACAGCTCCTGCGCTTTGACCCATCTTGCTAGCAACAATATTGTCGATAGCATCCAAATCAGATTGAACTTGCGCTCTGCGAGTTGCCTTAAGTTGATCAAGCCTTGTGCTAGCAGCGGTTCTAGCTTCTTCACCAATTGGAGACAACGTAACACGCTCACCAAATTGCGCGAATCCACGCCCAGCCTCCCGCATTCCGCGCTCAGACTCTGCTACGGCTGCGTTGCGACGCTGTACCAAATCATCAATTTGGCTTCTAACTCGCGTCACTTCTTGTTGCGCCGCATCAGCAGCTTCTTGCTCGATACGCCTTGCAATAAGTTCGGCTTCTTGCACACGCTGAGCACCTTGACCAGCAGCATTTTGCCTAACTCTTGCGCCAGCTTGAAACGCTCTATTAACAGCGTTTTGTGCATCTTTAACACTTTGATCTTGTATGCTACGAATGCTGCTATCAAAATCTTGTTGCAATCGTTTCACTCGATCTGCTGTAGCCGTTTGCATTTCAGAAACCAAACGGTTAGCCGTATCTTCTAACGTCTTACCAACTGTTACGGCTCCACCAGTACCCGCACCGCCTTCAAGCTCTGCTTTAGCACCAGCAAGTCTTTGCTGCCTGGTAACGCCAACTTCGGGTAAAGCGCCTTCGCGCACTGTTTGCGGCAAACGTCTGACCAAACTTTCTGCAACGCTTTGACGCATCGATGGAATCAAAGGTGTAACAGCACGTTCCACAGCCCTACTAACTGGATATGTAATTAAACCAGGAACCATTTCCCCTGCCATGCCAGCGAGCTGCGTTACTACAGGGCCAGCACCTTGACGTTGCGCTGCTTGCTCAGCCAATCCACCAGCAGTTCCAGCGGCAAACGCACCACCAGCCATCTTAGTCGCCTCACCAACTGTTTTAGGCTGCAAGGCTGATAACAATTGACCACCAACTTTTCCTGCAGTTGATGTACCGTATAACCGTTGAGCGCCTAACGCAGACTGTGCGAGCCTTGCGCCACCACCAATTACAGGAACGGCGGCAAGAGCCTGCAACCCGCGTTCGAATGCAGATGGGCCTTTAGGAACCTGATCGATAAAAGTACCAGGAGGTGATGTTGCGCCACCAGGTATTTGACTTAAAACATCAGTAGAGGGCTTGTCAAAAGGGTCAATTATTTCTTTCGATTTTTTTTCAAACGGATCAATGATAGATGATGTACTCATCGCGCTGCTCCGTACTTGTTTTGCCAATAAACTCTAAGCTCTGCATCTGTTGCATTAGGATTGGCTTTTCTGGCTGCTGCAACAAAAGTTTCTATATCAGGGACTGAACCAGGACGTGGTTGAGGTTGCGGTTGCGGTTGAGCCTGCCCTGGCACTTCTTCGCCAAGATAAGCGTTAAGGGTTTGATCATTAACGCCAATCGATCTTCCTATTCTTCGTTGTCGATTAGCAGCATCGTTCAGTATTTGAATTTGACGGTCAAAATATGTTCTTGCGTTTTCAGCGCTTGTAGTTGGATTGATTGTGAATTGGTCAAACGATCTTTCTTCCGCTTTGGTCAAGGTTTGACCGAACAATGTATTTCTAACCTTAGCTACAAATTCACGGTAATCTTTCCAAAAATTGACCGTATCATTTGTGATCGGAGGCGCTTTAATTCCAAATGTTTGCGCTATCTGTGATGTCACCTGCCCAACAGGAAGACCACGATCTACAAGTGTAAGGAATGTTTCTGCAACTTCTTTTTGCGGGAAAAGACCAAAGAATTCAGGCTTAGCTGAGGATGATATACGGTTGATACCATCTTTGGATGTGCCAAGATTTTCTAATCGTTTATCTAATGGCCCAGGCAAAGACTGTATCTTCCCTTCTTGTTTAAGTTGGGCTATTTCACGTTGAAACGCCATGCGATCTTGTGCAAGCTCACGTTGCTGCTGCATACGTTCTCTTGCCAAATCAGCTTGCTGTTTCATCTGCAAAAGCGTCTGCGATGCACGATCAGAGCCTTCTACCGCCTTGTAAAGAATCTCTTGCGCTTGCTTGTACTGGCCTTGTCTTAAAGCAGCCGATGCAGTTGAGTTTTCTAACTCTGCTTCAAGCACTTTTAACTCACCTTCAGCAGCCTTACGATCTGTCTGCAAAAGGCTCATAGCCTTGTTGAATCGATCTAAAGTTTGGCGATTGTTTTCTTTAATACTTTCAATGTTCTTGTTGAAAACATCTAACTCTCGCTTGTAGACTTCTTGTCTGCCTTGGCGAAATCCTTCTAATCCACCGTTAAGAGCTGCCATAGCAGCCAACCCTGACCGCTTGCTAGCGCCACCAACAAGAAAACCAGCAACAGTAGTAAGAGCCAGTACGTTTCGGATGTCTTCCAGGTTAGTAGGGCTTGGCTCAAATGCTGGCATCTCTCTTTGACGATACTCAGGTGATTCGACCAGCATTCGTTCTTGGGTCGCAAACTCCTTACCAATCTCTTCACGGCGTTTTGCAGCACTCGTACGTTGCGCTGCAATATCTTCTTGAGCCTGTTGACTTTCAGCACGTTGCGCCTCCATTAGACTCGGAAGTTGCTCCTCTGCCGTAATGCCACGACTAATTCTTCGCTGCATACCCTGCTCAGGCGTTTCATTCAAAGCAGGTTGCTGACCCATGACTGAGCGCATGGCTCTTGTAATAGGATCACCCGTGGTATTAAGGGTTTCGTTCAGTGCCATGATTAACCTTTCGGGGGCTGCACGTTACCGTAAATGGTGGCATACAAGTTTGCAAGCGTTTTGTTCAACATTTCTCGCGTGGTTTGGTCTGCCGCATAACCAGCTTTGATTGCCGCCGCTTGATACTGATTGCCTATCCCTGCAATCTTAATACCTTGGTCTAACAAGTCTTGCGCCGCACGTTGCGTACGTTCTACCTGCCTAGCTTCGGCTTGTTGCTGTGCTGTACCTGACGTTAAGCCACGTTGCGCCAATTGCTGACGCTCTCTTGCTGCTAACGCTTCGAGTTGCTGTCGTTGCACTGGCGTTACCTGACCGGCCTGCCCTAAACGCATCATCTCTTCGCCCATTTGCCGCTGGGGCTGACCAAGCGCTGACAACTCTTGTTGCATTCTGCGAGCCTGACGACCGGCTTGTCTTGCTTGCAACACCGATGCCAAGGTTCCCAAACCGGCAAGCCCTTCTTTTGTCCCTAGCACCTGCTTAGCACCAGCTTTTAACAAGTCACTCACACTTCTTTCTTGACCAGCGCCCATCTCTGTAGGAACGCCAGACGGTATAGCAGGCAAGTTGCCCATTGCCGCTTGACCGAGCGCGTCAGCACCTTGATCTGGCCCCAGCCTTGCAAGCTCTGTTTCAAATCGAGTTGGCGCTGAGTAGTCAAAAAATTGTGTGAAATCTTGACTAGGCTCCATTGTGTCAGTCGGGTTTGTATAGATAAGCGATCTACTCATGTCAATAGGCTGAGATATTGCTTCTGGTGCAAACACATTTTGATTATCTAAACCTTGTTGAGATGCAGGCGCTAAATCTTCATAACCACCTAAAAATCCATAGTCCTGAAACTCTGGCAAGCCCGTTACAGGATTGACTGTTCCTGAACCGCCATTGGCTTTGAGCATCATGGCTTCTTTAGGCGTGATATGGGCTAGCACGGTGTCTTTGCCTCTGCCTTGCTGTCGAACAAGTTCGGCAAGTCGCTGCATGTCCATACCACCTAACAAGGCTGCAAGTTGTTTAGCCATGATTAAATTCCTAACAAACGTCTAAGTTTTAGTGACCTAACATTCCATACGGCTTTTTGTTCTTCTTCAGGCGTTCCTTCTACATCGCCCGTGTAATCTTCAGATAGCTGCATACGCATTGGCAAGATACCTTCAGTTTCAACAACGCGAGTACCTGGCGGTGGGTTATACACTGGTTTATTAACAACGGCTGTCGGTTGTTCAACAATAACTTCAGGAACCTCTGGTGTTATGACTGGTGGCTCTGGCAACACGGGTTTTATAGTTGGTGTTGGAACTTCTTCAGGTGTTGTCTGTTCCGTAATAATCTGTTGCAACAATATGTCTTCCGGTGGGGTTTCAACAACCGGTGGTGGCTTTGGCGCTTCTGGTTCTAGTTTTGGAGGAACAATATCTACAGTTGGTGTAGGCGTTATATCCTCAGTAGGCGTAACTGTTGGTGTAACCGTCGGTGTTACGGTCGGAGTAACTGTTGGGGTTACCGTTGGGGTGACGGTGGGGGTTACAGTAGGAGTTACGGTTGGCGTAACAGTCGGTGTAACAGATGGAGTAGCTGTAACGGAGGTTGCCGTACCTGTCGAAGTATCGACTGTAACTTGTGTTCCTGTTGTTAATTTTGTGCCAGTTGTTGTATCCATTGTTGGAACAACTGCTACACCCCCATTTGTTACTAGAACAGTTGAAGTGCCGTCATTATTGTTGTTCAAAACAATACCTGACGTTAAGTTTGCATTTGCTGCAAGCGCAGCATCAATCAATGCCTGACCAGTAATGCCGCCTGTTGGTGCCACTGCACCGGTTGTTATTGGTTGGACGGCACCTGTAAAGTCTGGTGCTGTAGCCGCGCTAACAAGCGTTCCGGCCCCAGCCAAAGAGCCGCTAGTTATAGGCGCAACGCTGGTTAACGTATTATTACCGGATAGAGTAAGCGTTTGGCCTGTGTCGACTTGTGCACCAGTAGCAGCATCTATTGCCGGTACAACTTTCGTATTACCACCTGCATCAATAACAAGTGCTGTATTATTTGAAGGCACGACAGATACAACAACAACCGTATTACCAGACGGTGCTGCAGTTGTTACAGACTCAGGCGTTGCTGTAACGCCTCCAGATGAATCCATAACCACTGACTGACCAACATTGATACGTTGCCCCGTGGTCGTATCTACTGAAGGAACAACGCTAGCACCACCATCTTCCGTTACAACCAGTGAGTTATTACCATCTTGACTAACTACTGTGCCTGTAACTGCCTTGCCTGTAACAACCAGTTGTCCAAGATTAGTTGGCCCTACATCTGCCGCAACCGTTGGGTCAATGCTAGGAAGAACCTTTTGCTCTCCCTCCATTGTTGCGGTAACTTTCCCTGCCGCAAGTGCTGCGGTAAGCGCTTGACCAAAAGCAGTTGCGTTACTTTCTCCTGCCGCTTTGGCTTGCAAAAATGTCTCAACCGCTTCGCCAGCAGTTTCTTTTGCCACTCTTCCTGCAACCGTACCACCACCTGGTGTTACATCTGTTAAAAATTCAGTAACAAATGTAATTAAACCGTCTACACCACCAGAAATTCTTGCTTGCTGCATGGCTTGATCTGGCGGCACACCTCTGCTAATGAGATTTTGATAGACCTCATCAAACTTGCTACCAAATGATTCAAAAGCTCCCTTAGTGCCTTCAATTGCACCAACGACAGCTCTTACTGGTAGATTCAAGGAAAGACCGTATTGAGCAAGCTCAGTTAATTCTTGAACCCTTTCCTTGCCAAATATGCCTAATGCAGCGCCAAAGTTGTCAGATAAATTAGACCCTATATCTCGAACAAGTTGTAATTTGTCGCCCGTTTGTTCATACGTTTTGAAAGCATCTACATTGCGTTGTAGATAATCCTTTTCTGATGCTCGGTATGCACCAGACTGCAAAAGCTGACCTGACTTTTCAATGTCAGCCGATAAATTTCTTACATCGCTAGGTACATTCCCTGTTGCGCCTTGCACTCCAGCGGCCTGTGCTTTGTAGTATTCGCCAAGCGCTTCCTGGAATAAACCTCCAACAGTACCAACAGCCTGCGTAGCTTGCGTTCCTGCGGTGTATGTTGTCTTGTCTTGTAAGATATTTCCAGCAGCATCGAACGTAACAACATTGCCGACACGATCTGTTTGCGTCGTAGTGCCGTCAGGATTCTTGGTGATCTTTAAGTTAAACGATGGTGCATTAGGGTCAAGTTCTCCGACCAAAGCCATCGTACTTAAATTAGACGATGATGGGCCTTCGGCTGCCGTAGCAGGATCAAATGTTTTAAGACTACCTTTGTATCTTGCGTCGGCTGGAAGTTCTAACTCCTCACCCATTGATGCGCCAGCTCTTGCAAGCGCACCACCACTTACTTGTGTTGCTTGACCTTCAGAGGGTTGATACTGAGTTAATTTTCCCGTCGTTCTATCTACAACCCAAATTGTTCCATTGGGCTGTTCGTAATAATCAGCAAGGGGATATTGAAAATTCTTCTGTTGAGCCTCTGATTGTGTTGCAATTTGTTGTAGCTGTGTACCGCCGCCTGTTTGTACAACTGATGTTTCTGGCGTTGCCACGCCAACTGAAAGACCACCAGTAGGCACAGTAGGTATGCCAACCTCAAAGCCTGCACTGTCTCCACCAGTAGTCGTTGTTGTTGTTGTTGATGGCGTTTCACTTGCAGGCACTCCAGGAATCGTAGTTGTTCCTGTGCCAGCACGTTGAGAACCAGCCACTGCCCCTGTTATAGCAGACTGCAACACATCACCGCCGGTAAGCGCTGCACCTGTTGCACTTGTAAGCGCCGAGGCAAGTGCGCTATCAGTAACGGCATCGCCAGTTGGCTTAAAGTCAGCAAGCCCTGTCTGCCCTGCAATCTGTACAGCCGTGTTAATTGCTGCTTTTGATACGTCTTGGCCTGTCGCCGCAGCAGAGGCTATGTTGCTTACAGCACGAGCTACCGTTGGGTCAGTAAATACTTGCGGTGTACCGTATTGAATACCTGCCGTAAGCAAAGCATCTTGCAAAGGTACGCCTTGAGCAACTTGCAAGCCTACATTGGCTATGGCCGTTCCAAGCGCTGGACTTACGCCAAGAGCTTGCCCAATTGCTGATCCAACACCTGGTAGTAATACGGATGCTGCCGCACCAATGATCGGTGCAAAGGTTTGCAATGCCGTTGTTGGCACTTGCACATCTTCAGTAATCGTACCTGTTGTTGGGTCAACGTATTCGTATTTTGTTGCACCGCTTGGCACACCTGATTGATCGTCTGACTTACGAACAATATCGGTAGGGCTTAAGACTGCATAGTCTTTGCCGTCAATCGTGATGTTGTTGTATGCAACTTCGTTGCCTTGCTCGCCCGTTACAACATAAGCAGCATCTTGAACCGCCTGCTGTATTTGGGTTGGCGATGAGACTGTCTCAGCAATAGGTGCTGCTGTAGGCGTTGGCGTAGGTTCTGGCGTTACAACGGGTGCTGCAGGCTCTGTAACGGCTGCAACAGTCTCTCTTGGCCTTACACCCGTTTGCGCTTCAGTTTCTTGCGCAAGCAAGTCCATAACCTGCTGGTTAAGGCGCTCTTCAGGTGGCTCATAACCATTATCGAGCATGAAGTTCAGCGTTGCTTGATCAACACCTGCTGATTGCAAATCGCTAACGCTTACGTCATTAGCGTTAAACCAAGCTATCTTTTGGCTAGCGTCAAACGAATCCCAATTGCTAGGTAAAGCAGGTATTGCCATGTCATAACCCCAAACGATTGATGATGGCTTGATGGATCAAAAGATGCCCCTGTATCCATTCATAAAAATCATCTTCTTGGTTCCAGTCCGTATCAAATAAGTCAAACGGGTTTTCTAAACTCAATCGATTTGCTAACGCATCGTGCTCAACAAAGTGGTTTAACAACCAGTCATCCAACTCATCAAAATCAGCATCTGCCAGTGGATAATGAGGTATCAATATGCCACTGTCTTGCAAGGTGTTGAAGAACAATTGATGTTGCATCGCATTCTCGAACAGCATCTCTCGCAATCCATCGGTGTCGCCAAACACCACATTTGACAGATTGTCTAAGTTCATCAAACACCATAGTAAGGAATCTTCTTGTTCACACCACCAATCTGCACAGTGATGTAGCCTTCCGGCACTAAAGGCAGTTCAGACGTTGCAAAGGTTGCCAGCGCTGCTGTCGTGTTTGTTAGATTGACATTGGCTAGTGTTGCCAGGGAAGATACGTTAACGGTCGTGAAATTACCTGTATCACCACCGTCTATTTTCTGCCATGTTGTACCATTAAAAATAACCCAGTCACCAACACCCCAAAGCGTTTCACCGTCTAGATTTGTAGAGCCAGCAGTCGAAACAATGTAGTAGTTGTTTGTCGTGCCGACACCCGATGCCAGCGTTGGTGTATTGGTTGCAGCGTTCCAAGTGCCAAGATACGTTGGCCCTCCACCGCCTCCACCACCGCCTAGACTAGAAACGACTTTAAGCATGATTCACCTCAGAGGCCGTCGCCTGGAGTTACATAAATATCTGCTGTGCTTGATGACGTAATGGCTGTGAAATACGCATTAGGCGTAAACGTCAATACTTCATCCGTGCCTGGTAACAAAGGGAATGCAGCACCTGATGTGCTTACAACCGTAGCATTGGATGTAGCGGCTGCTGATGTTGCACCGTATCCAAGAAACACAGTCACACTACCAGCATTAATGATGCGGTATTGATTGCCACCTAGTGTTGTTGATACAGCCTGCACTGGTGTTGGTGCAGTTGTTGCAGCCACCAACTTAACGGTATTACCCGTTTTTGTGAATGCTTGGATACCCATAACTTACTCCGTTTCTTTCGGAATTTGCGCCTCAGCCTGCTCCTTGATCTTAACGATTAAAGGCCACACGCCCGTCTTTGCCGGCAGATCGCCAAGCACGTTGAGGATAAATTGGATTTCGTTTTGGTCGAGGTTTAGGTTCATAGCCAAGGAAGTGGTGGTTTGGTGATTGGTGGGTTCTTGCTTGTTTCGATTTGGGCTAGCACAGCAGCTTCCGTACCCGCTTTGTCAATACCGTTAGCCCATAGCCAGCCAAGTACATCTTCTTTGGTCAGTTGGTCGTAGGGAATGAAGTTACCTTCAGGGGCAGGAAGGCCATGCGATGCGTAGACATGCCCGTGATGATCGCCATCGGCGTGTGAGCATTGCCAGTGTACGGTCATGACAATATTGGTTAGCTCACCGTCTTGGGGTTTGCACTCTAAGGTAGAGATGTTCCAGTTCATGGTTGGGTTCCTTTTGGTGGTTAGGGTTGCTTTTTAATAGCCCAAAGCAAGCGCGGTTACGGTGTAGGTTCCAGAAGCCATTGCTAACTGCAATGCACTCCCGCTTCTTGTATAAGTTCTTGCAGCGGGCGAACCAAGTGAAGTAAATGAAGCGACAACGGTCGGACTTACTGAGGTGGAGCAAAGCACCAAGTCGCAAAACCTATTGCCTGAAACTTCACCGTTGACAATTACAAACCGACCAAGCGCACCCGCATCATCAAGAATTGTGGTTGCGGTTGATACCGACACAGCAGTTTGCCGGTTTTCAATTTTGGTTCCGACTTGACTGCCGGTGAAACGCTGATTGCCCTCGACAGTCAGTTTCTGTGCATCCGTCGTCGTCCCCACCAGCAAATTCCCCCCGCTGGTGATACGGGCGCGTTCGGTAATACCAGAGCTATCACGAGTTGCTACAACAAAAGCACCATTATTTGAGCCATAAGATTCTGCAACAACACCGATGCGAGCAATTGGGTTTGAGCTACCGCCGTCTGTTGATGTTTGAAGGCTCAAGAACGCGCTATTAGTTCCGCTGCCAAGAGACGCAGGTACATTGTATAAACGCGCAACAATTTGTTGTGTACTAGAACTGTATGTTCCAGTAACAGCAGATTGAATATCAAGCCTATTGCTTGCTGAAGTGCCTCCAACAACCAAATTCCCACTCGCATCCAGCGTCATCGCCTGTGTGAAGGTGATAGCGTTTCCTGCGGTGCCGGAGGGGGCGATGTGCCAGCGGTGAATATTCTGAGCAATATCGTATCGACCAGCCGCGAAGCTCCCGATGTATTTGTAGGTCGTGTCTGTGTCTTGATAAGTGTTGTACCCAAACGATGTTTTGCCAGCGTAATCGTCATTCCAAAGCGCAGCAGACTTTACTTGCACCGCTTTAGTGTTTCCTGTCCACGCACTCGGCGTCACCCCAAGGCCGAGGTTGCCGGCACTACTAATTTGCAATCTTTCTGTTGAAGCGTTTGAATCAACAATTGAAAATTCACCATTACCAACCCAAAAGTTGCAACCAATCTGATAAGTTCTTCCGTTTGTAGAAGTGCTAACAAAGGTCTGGCGTGTACCAAAACCACCTGAACTAGACAACCGAAGTTGACCTTGGTTGTTGCTAGAGTTGTCAACGATGTCAGCGCGAACCCCAGGCGAACTCGTCCCAATCCCCACACGATCTGTAGACGCATCCGTGAAAAACAAATTAGGTTCGGTATCGCCTTCTATCCTAAAGTCTTTGTCAGCACCAGATTCGTTGAATACAAACGTGCCGCCATCGAAGGAGACGTTGCCTGTGGCAGAGAGCGCTCCAACACCGGCTACATCACCCGTTGAATCAGCGATAGTCACTACTGAGTTTTTGACCAACTTGCCAGTCGTGCTGTCAAAACGTACTATGGCATTGGCTGTAGCACTTGCTGGCCCTACAACATCGCCAGTACCAACCGTTCCTGCCGGATCATTCATCAGCAAGAACTGCGTACCGTCATACATCACATCGACAATCGCATTGGCAGCAATCGCTCCAGACGATAAAGCACTTGCATCCTGAAATGTAATGTTTTTTGTGCCTCCACCGTTCACATTAAGTGTTGAAGCACCTGTATTGGCATTGCCAGCCTTAAATTGAATGCGAAGGCCAGCACTATAAGTTGTTGAAACACCCGTCAAGGTAACAACATAGGCGTTAGCAACACCTGTATCGGCAGCATAGTTGCTATAGGTGTTTGCATCATTCAAAGCAGTAGCAACCGTACTGAAATCCGAGTCCAGTTGCGATAAAGGAATGGCAGTTGTTGCCGTTGCAAAGGTATTTGGGATGGTGACTGGCTTAGTCATTAGAACCTCGCTCTTAATTCATGTTCAAGCTGGAATCCGTTAATCGTGGATGATGGTGCGCTTGATGTCACCGTCAATCCTAGATACTTGCCGTATTGCTGCGCATCATACTTGTACAACTGGTAGCCTGTAGGCACCCATGCTATTTGATTGCCTGAATTATTCGTCCAAGGAATCGTATAGCCGTTATTGTTCACCCAAATGACAGCATTAGAAAGCGTTGTCGCTGCTGATGAACGATTTTCTGCATCAACGGTGATGTTTAACTGAGCCTCTAAAGCGCCAGTGATTGTAGCTTCGACACCAAACTTAAGCGCTTGCTTGTCTCGAATGGGATCAGATAGCGACCATAGTGCTGTCTGTATCTCCCAGTTGATTGTCGATGTCTTATCCGTATACAACTGCCATAAGTCAGTATCACTAGTTGCATACATGCGCAATACACCAGACACAGACGATGGTGCTATACGCTTTTGAGCGCCTTGCGAGGTGATAAACCACTTGCGATCAAAGAACACGGCTTGAATAAAGCGCTCTGTACCGCTGTCGTCATACTTGAAGTTATAGACAGCGCAAAGAATGTTGTTGATGACGCACTGCCCACCTGTAATGGGCTGCGAGAAGTTGATGTCATCAAATAAACCATCTAATGGGTCTGATATTTTGCTTGTTGTTGCACCAATAAGCGCATACACCCCATAGCGATTCATGAAAAAGATAGATCGGAAGTAAGGAAAGATGCTGTTTTTGAACTCAGAACCTATCGATGCACTGACGTTCGTATTGGTAAAGAGCGTTTCTCCTGCCGTCGTTACACGCACATCAGAAAAGACGTTGATGGAATCCGTGCCAAAGATGTATAGAAAGTTATTGGCAGAGATGATCTGAATGATGTCGCCATGCAAGGTTGCATCAGTGATTGTTATGTTGCCTGCAGAGATGCTTGTAAAGTCATAGTAGCTATCTGCTGCGGTGTAATACACCGTTCTACCATCAGCAATCCATACACGGCCAGAAAATGACGCAATGCCAGTACCTGTTTGGCTAATAACCGTTGCAGTTGCTGCTGCAGATGTACCGCCACCATTTGGGTCGGCAACATAAAGCAACGTACAAGTGCCATTAGCAGCAGAGCCGCTTGTATGGGTAGGCGCTGTGCTCGAAGTCGTGCCACCTACCGTGACGTAATAGTAATTACCGCCTGACGTTAAGAGTCTGCCTGTCTGAAATGCTGTTGTTGATGCCCAACTCACAGCACCTGATGTTCCTATGTAGACTGTAGGTGCTGAGGTATAGCCTGTACCGTTGTTTGTGATGCTTATCGCTGTTACAGCATTTGAACCTACGGTTGCTGTGGCAGTAGCCTGGATGCCACCAGTATTGTTAGGAACAGAAAAGGTTACGATAGGTGGTGTGGTGTATCCTGACCCACCTGCTGTAACCGTAACGGTGCCGACCGAACCGACCCGAACGAGATTCGTCCCGTCAAACGTAGCGTATCCATAAGTTGCGTCAATGATAAGGATTCGCTCATTCTTCCATTGGGTAATGGCTGTATCTGTACCGCTAAATGTTGTTGCTGCAGCCAAGGTGACCGGCGCTGCGGGTGACGATAGGTTGACATATTGAGCACCTCCATTAGTAAAGAAGGCAAACATGTATTCTGTGCCACCTAAATTACCCGATGCCATGTAATGCACCGTGCCACTCCAGGTGACATTAACCGTTGAGCCACCCGATGAGTAGCTCACTTCGTCTTGCTTGGGGACAATCTTTAAGTTGCCGAAGCCTACAGGCTGAACATTCTCAAGCCATGCAAACTCTTCGCTCGAAATAGCAGTGCGATTGGCCTTGGTATTAATGCCCTTAAAGTCCTTGACAACAAGATAGGACTTCTTTTGCTCCGTAGCGGCCATGATCAGTAGGGCATACTATAAGGCGTTGGCAACCGGCGAGTCATGGTCGAGGTGAGCACCCCTTGCAGTTGTCGCGTGTATTGCGCTTTGAATATCTCAGCCTCACCATAACTTTGCTCTTTGAACTTAGCTTTGTAAGCTGCGTAAAAGGCAACAGGTACGGTGTAAGGATCAAGAATGGTTTCAGGCGTTGAGTCAGAGGTCAGTGGTGTTGGAAGAATCACTGTGTCGTACTCAACGGTATAAGTCTGGTCTGGGATTGGGCCTACATAAATGGTCTGCTGACCGTAAATGCTAAATGCAATGGGCCTTCCCGTATAGTTTTGCCAAAACCGCAACTCAGCATTGAACTGCGAAAACGGCAGATAGCGCAAAGGAATGCGTGTATTACCCCAATACAAATTGATGTTAAGTACATCAATCGTGAGGTTGCCCTGCGGAAGCGAGGCATATTGATAGGTTTCAACCCCATTAGTAACCGTTGAGGTCTGTATGGTGCGCAAGCATCCCGTATCACGAACGATACGCTCTCTTGCACCGTTGATGTAATCGGCTAGCTCAGTATCAGTCCAAAAGTTTCCGGTTGCGTCGTGCAGCAAACGGCGAACTTCTGTGATGTACCCAGAATAGGATGCCATACTTTCCTCATGCGTTTGCTACCTGCGACTGGACTTTGGCCCCAGCCCGACCTCTTGGGGCGGGAGGGGCTACTCGTTCCACCACCAGGGCTGACAAGTGGTCGTTTTTGACTGGCGCATCAGTGAATGAAAAGTCTTTCAGACGCGACATTGCTTTGTCGAGGTCTGTATTCATTTTCATCCAACCCAAACGCACCAGATAAGGAATTTTGTTGTCGTCACCGTAGCCAAAAATATGACGGGCGACGACAGGTTCTATTGCAACGGTTTGATGCGGTGCAAACTCAAACCGCTGACCGTCGAAGTGATCGACCAGCGGTTGACTGCCACGATTAGTGACATAGATCATGCTTCTAAAATATCCCCGTAGATGTAAACATCGGCGGTAGATGCGGTGCCTTGCGCTGTATCTAATTTCAAATACAGGTTAGGTACTGCTGATTTTACGGTTGTATTGACATTACCCGTTGAATTGAGTGTGCAATCAAGAAACCGTGTTGACGCATTTAATGAACTAAGTGCTTGGGATAAAACAACCGCTGAACCACCACCAGAGGCCGCTGTATAAACACTGGCAACTGCTGTGGTAAGCGATAGTGAAGCATTTGTCACTACCACCCGTCTAACAACATACTTAGACGGGTTACTAAAGATAGTGATGATTTGGTCAGCCGTCGAATTCATATTCGCGGCGACCAGTTTCCCAAGCAGGATACCCCCGAACTGCTGAGGTAGAAGACTACCTACTTTGCTGGCATCCATGCTTTACTCCAATTAACTGTTGTAAGTGCCAGTCGCAGCCTGACCGCCATTGACGGTCAAGAACAGCGCTGTAACGGTGCCGGATGTAGAAACGATTTTCACGTTTTGACCATCCGAAACCATCATGCCGCCCGTATTTGCTGCGATTACATCGGCCCAAGAAGTGCCGTTGTAAGCCTGGTACTTGCAGTTTGCAACAGGGTAGATGATGTACAGCCCTGCTGGCAAGGTGTAATCCGTGCCTGCAGTAACTGACTGCGTAACATAGTCAAAATAGGCACCAGCGGCATCGCTGTTTAACCCAGTGACAATGATTTTATTTAGTGCAAGAGCCATGACTTAATCTCCTTACAGCGTAAGCGAGTTGAGACCAGTCACCTTGGTCATGCTCTTAGGCTTGGTGCTCACCAATTCTGCAATGGTCAACACAGCGCCAACATAACCAATCTGCCAGTTAGGCAGGGTGGACTCAAAGCCCGTAAAGGCAAACTCGGCTTGATCGTGGATGTACATACTCATGTAGTTCGTATTGAGCAAGTACAGCGTACCTTCTGGGCAGTACGGATCAGGATAGATCGGAACGCCAGCAACCATCAGCGCACGGAAACCAGACGTTGGGCCTTCTTCACCGTTAGCAAAGCTGCTTCCAGGTGTGATCATGTAGGTTTCTTGGCCTACAAAGTCTTGCGCCAACAACGTCCAGGTACCAAAGCCGCAAACACCAAAGGTCGGAACTTCAGCGCCGTTCTTTACCGTGCCAGAAATGTACTGCAAGATGTTCTGACGGGTTGGGTTAACCGAGCCAGCAGCATACTGCTTAGATTTCCACCAAGTGTAGGTCGAGCGATTGATATTGCCATAGGTTGCAGTACCCGTGCCATCATCAACAGCCGCTGCCAAGCCAATGAACTGCTGGGCGTTGGTGGTGTTGGTGTAAAGCGCAGTTGCCATTGCATCCATCATGACGTTGGTCGCATCGTTCATGCGAGCCTCAATCAAAGGAATCACAGCATAGTCTTGCTGAACCGCACCTTCCATACCGAGGAAGGGAACCGGCGCAATCATGAGCTTGAGGTTGAACTCAGCGTTGTAAGCACCTTGCTGAACGGCAGGCTGTGCAAACGAACCGCTGTAGTCTGACCACTGAGCGTTGACAAATTGCGAACCCTGAACAGGCACCGTTACAGACGACACACCACCAGAGGCGGTTTGCGAGTTTGCAAGCAGTGCAGCAAGCAGGGGAGTGGAGTTGTAAAGCTGGACAACCAGTTTGGGAATAAACGCCCTACGGGTGACGTAGGTCAGTTCATTGTACTGACTGGTGCCGCTTGCTGGGATGATACCGCCACCAATAGGCATGATACGTTCCTCTTAAAAAACAGCCCTAATTATCGAAGTCCAATAGGCCGAGACTGTGAACCTTGTCTCAGCTCATTGAGTGCGCTTGCCGCTGCCTCACGCGCTGCTGCCGCAGGATTCTTCATGTACTTAGCAAAGTCATTGACCTTGGAGGTAATGGGAGAGTTGCTAAATGCAGGTGTTGGCCGATCTGCTTGTTTCATCCACTGATAGTGCTTTGCAGCCGTTTCATGGTTGCTGATACCTTCTTTGACCATGAGTTTCTCGATCTCAGAAATATCTTCGTCAGAGCCAACTAAGTTTTTCTCTTTAAGCGCCAAGCGACGGCGCTCTAACTCAGCACGAGCATCCTTTTCTTTGAGCCTTGCTTCCAACTGAGCAATCTTGTTTTCTTGCGCAGATAAAGCACGAGTCGTTTGATCTTCAATGTCAAGTTCTGGCACGGGAAGATCAGGATGCGCCGTCTTGGTTAGACGGAGAAATTCCTTGCGGGTCTTGGGATTCTCGGCAAGCGCCTTAGCCAGCGCTGCTAATTCGTCCCTTGCATCAGGTGTGAGATTTTCTAGCGACATCATTTCAGCCCTTATCAATCGTTAGATGACTCGCTTGGTGTCCCCAGGCTTGCTGAGGGTCATGCGATTCTTAGTAACTTTGTTTGATGAATTCAAACCACCAAATTGCTCAAAGCGAGGGGGGTTGGTGATCTGACCATTTTGCTGTTGATTGTCGGTTGGGCGACGAATCGTGCCAGCGCGAGGACGAAACAATTCCATAAAAAGTCCTTTAATGAAGTGTTTTCCAAATCTTGCGATTTACGATGTCGTTCACCGTTTTCCGGTTTACACCATAAATTGAAGCAAGTCTAAAACAGGAATACTTTCCTGTGTCATGCAAATCACGAATTTCGAGAACTTGAGAATTCGTTAATTTATTTCTACCATGACCCATGCCATAAGCATGATTACCTCTATTCCTTACTTCTCTGTCTATTGCGTTGTCTTTGTAAGTTCCAAGATATAAGTGCCTAGGATTCACGCAATAGGGGTTGTCACATCTATGCAGGACAGACAGCCCATCAGGAATAGGCCCAGAATACAACTTATAAGCAACTCGATGTGCAAGCTCCCAAGTTTGGCCTTCAAACACAAATTTACCGTAACCCTTTTTTGAAGCAGCGGCAGTCCAGATATGGCATTCACAAAAAGGAATGCGCTCTACTTTTCGCTCAAATCGTTGAAGGGTGCTCATTCTAGATGGGTAATGGCGGGTTTTGAGTCCCAGGGGTTGGTGCCGCAGCCATTGCTCGCATCTCAGCCGATGCGCCACCAGCTTGTGGCAGGGTTTGAATCATTTGCATAATATCTGCAGGGGCAAGTTCCTTGGCTTTGTAGTCCATTTCGCCAAATGTGCTTCCAATCTGGCGAATGACCTCTTTAATAGCCTTAGCCTCTGGAGAACCGTCGGGAAACTTGGGCAAAGCACCCATTAACATGCCCATGCCAAGCTGTACATCAATGCGACCCTGCATTTCCTCGCCTTTTTTGGGTTCAGGCGTGGACATGGGTGACGACATAGGCGGTGAAGCAGCACCAGAAAGCGCAGGCATCTCTTCTTCGCCCTCTTCGCCTTCTTTACCTTCTTTCTCAACTTCAATTTCCATCGATGCTTTGCCGTTTTTGGCACCGCCTCGAATCAACTTCATTAATTCCTGTGCTGTCACTGACATAACGTGTCCTTTCAGCGCGGTTTGTAAACGCTTACTAACTTAATGTCAAGCGGTCAGCGGCGTGATGGTCTTGCACGGCGAAACATTTTGCGCTGATACATCAGTATCTCCTATTGTCTGAACGGTATGCTGTGCGATTCATGGGCGCACGAACATAAGAAATGCGCGGTGTGCGCTCCATTTGCTTTAACTCTGTTTGATCAACACGGGCTTGATCGCCTTGTGATCGAAAAGAGGATTGCGAATTATTTGGTGATTGCGAGTTTTCGTTCATACGACCCTCTGTAACATGGGGCCAGCAGCAGTTTCTGGCTCTGGTTGCGGGTTTTGCATGGTTTGCGCAGCCTGTGCGGCTTGTTCCATCTTACGCAAATCCTCTTTCAACAACTGTTTCATTGGTGGTTCAAGGATATCAATGAGTCTTTCCTTGGTCATTGCACCACGATCAGCCAATGCAAAGGCTAAAGAGCGCAAATCTTCCGTAAAGATGGGTGAATTGCTGTGCGCATCCACTTTCACGACAAAATCATTCGTGAATTGGTTAGGAATGAACTTTTGACCCTCATCATCGACAAAAACACGGTCAGAATAGACCTGCATACACTTCAAATACAGTGTTGCCATCTTTTCTAGCGCATCTTCGATGATTAATGCCCGTTTTTTAGCCCTGGAAGACCCTAAACGAGCTAATTGCGAGGCATGACCAGCACTTCTCACCCCTGATTCACCTCTACCTTGCAGCACATTGACAATACCTGATGCTTCTTCAAACATTCGGTCAATTTCTGCGATCTCTCGGAACAAATCATTAGGTATAGAAGGGGCCATTTGCTCAACTTTGGCATTAGGCATGTCGGTTGTAAGCAAACCACCCACTCGATTCAGTGCAAAGTTCTTCTCATCGAGCAAACCGGTAAAGCCAATAAGCGCTGTAGGCGGTGAAACCTGCTTGGAAAGCAAGTCAAGTATCTCTGTCATGCGTTTATTGCGCATGTCTTGCAAGAAAACCAGTCTTGCAACCTCAGAAATACCCCAGTAATAGTCATATTGAGGGGTTGGGCAGAGCTGAATAAAGGGCAATTCACCTTTTAAGAACATGCTAGCCCCTGAACGATCATAAATAATGACATCAGGGTCAGCAATGGTGACGCACTGGTAGTCATCGGTGTTGTCATTCCACACCCATAACTCAGTCATACGAATCGTGTCTTCAGCAACCCGTGCTTTGTATTGCTGCATTCCAGCAATATTCAGATTCACATTGCCATACATCGTTGGGTCAGTGGCTGACAGAATCAGTCGCTGAATCCCATCAGGCACTTGGTTTTCCTGGCTTTGCCCTTGTTGCACCCTTGCTAGCAGTGCATCACGGTTGGGATGCGAATAAAGCCTTGCATAGAGTTCAGACTTGGTGATGTAGTAAATCTGAACCAAGGCTTCTTGCCTATCAGTGTAGGGCGTATCTTCACGCAGCACCCCAATACAGCGTGGGTCAACCATGTAAGGGTGGATACCCTTCTTAGGGATGAGCTTAATGAAGGTTGAGTTGTAGCAAAGCGCCCAATTGAGCGCTTGGGCAAACACCTGATCAGCGTTGCTATTGAGCCAATCGTCATTCAAAGCGCCTGTAAGCGCTGGAATCTTAGTTTGCTCATGGGGATTGATGGATGCACCCAGGCTTATAGAAAAGCGTGTGGTCTCTGCCGAGTAGAGAAAGGAGGAGAGTTGATCAATGTGCGGGTAAATCTTGTTGTAGTAGGCAGGTGGTGCGTCTAAACCAGAGCCAAACAAATAATAAGAGCGCAACGAGTCATAAGTTCCCGTGCGCTCCTGGATGCTAACCGAGCATTTGTCCTTCAAATCATTGTAAAACAGCTCACGTTCAACGAGGTCTTCAGGAATGATCATGTCGGTAACTTTAAGTTTTCATGGTCATGCGTGACCACGGACGGTCGTGGACTGCGCAATGCTATACCACTTTCTTTGACAGCAGACAAGCCCCCAACGGTTTCACCTTGTATTGAATGCAGATTGTAATTTGATAAGGCTTTGGGGCTACTCCACTGTACAGCAAAGGGATTTTGCGGCTGTGCAGCCTGTTTATTGCCCAGCAACGCATGGTCTTGATGATCACCTTCACGCGCTGACTTAATGTCTGTCATGCCGTAGTCTTTGGCTAACTCCCTCAAGGTGCTATCAGCATGTTTAGTGCGGTCTGACTTTAAGCCTACGGGTTGTAGAAACACCATTTGCACATCGGCAGTGCAACCTTGTGGGCATACCGGCTCAACACCTTCAAAAAATCCATGTGCTGGGCATTTGTAGTCATGATAAACGGCCATGTTTTCTCCTTATTTGGTTGTCGAGTGATTCACGTTGATAGTCTTGCGACTTAGGGCGTATGCCCATATCGAGTTTGAAACCTTCACCATTCCAAGTAATTAAATGCCTTCTCACCATCAAAGGCTTGGGTTGCTTTCTAAACTCAATGTATTTCTTACCCGCTTTGATCATGACGGCCACATCACCGTTAATCCAGTGCTCATAGCCACGATTCACACGGCGTTGCACATGCTCGGTAAGCGGGTAATTCTTGTTGATAAACACATCACGCAAATGCAAGGGGTTTAAGCCACATAAGTCTGCAAATAGGCGTACTGAGATACCTCGCTTTTTATCGCGCAGGAACTTTTCAATCACGACCATCATCTGTTCTTTGTTAAGGGCCAACGCCAATAGCCTTCAAGTAAGTATTGATCTGACGATCCATGATGGGTTCTTGTATGGGTGATCTCACTTCTTCCTTGCGATCACGGGTCATACGCATTTGCAAGAGCCTTGGCATGACTTGCTCGGCAAAGGCAACGCAAGCAAGGGCTGTCGCAATGACACGATCATCTTTGTTGCGCCCATAGGCTGAAATACCACCTTGGTCACGCACCACCGATTTCATTTCATCAAGCAAATCCATTGAATACACATTCAACATGCCGCGCTCAAAGTAGTCCTTAAAGTAATTCAGCATCCTTTCTTTGGATGAATGCGTCGTTAGATAGCCAATGGAGTTTGATAGACCGCCTAATGAGTCATTACGCCGCCACAAGTAGTGCGACATATTGCCTAGCACATCGAGTAAACCTCTTGCCTTGCGAGGCTCCATCGTCTGTGCCTGCCTTTTAAGGTTTCTCATTTCGTTGATGACTGCTTGCCCTGGCCCGTTGACTTCAAGGTTGAGGGTGGAGTTTCGATAAGCCCCTGCCAAGTAGCACACCACCCAGGCAAACTGGTAGGTGTTAAGTTCTGAGGTAGCGAATTCCGCAACCTGGTCAAGTCCGTCTGCATACGCTCTAAAGATTTGGATGCAGAAACGATCTGCCCAGTCGCTGCTTCCATACGCTGGATCAGCACCGATAACGTAAAAGGCGTTGTCAATTGGCTCTTCCCATAGCTTTAAGGTTGCCATGCGCTCTGTTGAGTTAATTAACTCAGTGTCTTCAAAGTTCTGTCCCATCGAAAAGCGATAAAACCGAGGTAGCGTCTGCTTAGCAGCCTTGGCTTGATCAGTACATCTGGCATGAGAAAAGAATGATGTGCCTGTCATGATGAAGGCATAGTCTTCCGTGGGAGGAAACTCCTGATACATGAGGGCTTCATCCTTAATCCCCTCATTCATCTTCCACCGCCACCAAGCAATCTGCCTTGAATTGATCTCTACCTGGTAGAGCTTTTTAATCTCTCTTGTCCATTCCTTTTCTTCAGGACTTAGCTTGCCATCCCAGTACACCTTATAGACATCTGACTTGGCATCAGCACTGTAGAGTTCATTGCGCCACCAGCCACAGAAAATAGCTTTTTGCGTTCTTGCCTTCTTAGCCACAGCCCACATGTCATGCCACATGTTGAAGCCACGCGCCGTGCTTTCAAAAAGGTAGAGCCTATTGGGATTCTTCTCTGCCAAGGAAGCTAGCAATGAAGCCAATCCTTCTTCATCACCCCAAGACGATGTTTCTGTGCCATGCAGATAGGTAATACCTTTACCGCGTCCTAATGACCCCTTAGCTCGCAAGCCAGCTACCTGGTAGAAGAGTCTTGATCGGTTCTTTAAGACCATCTGATTCCTGTTATGCGTCATCAAAGGAATCTTGTACTCCGGTGGTAAACCATCCATGTACATGGCAAGTGTGGTTCTAAACTGGTCTCGGTTCTCTTCAGTGTCAGTTGTGAGCGTTCCCTGAAACCCAGGGTTTTTAAAATGCCAGTAAAGGTCTAAGGCAAGCGATATGGTTGTAATCCCAAGTTGTCTTCCCTTGAGAATCACAAAGAAATGAATGTCGTTGTTCAGACCCTTGGCGATCTCTTCCATCACATAGGTCTGGCTTCCAAGCAAACGATTACCTAAGCGTTGAATGCCTAGCTCTTTGGTTTCTACCTTCAGTTCCTTGCAGAACTTGTAGAAGTGATTAAGGTCAAACTTCATTCAATGCCTGGTTCATATTCGTAATAGGTGCAAACCTTCTCTGCCAGCAAGCCATCTCGGATGCAGATCAATACCACTTCCTTACCATCATCACTTTCCTTTAGTCCAATTTCTTGGCTGTAGTGGCAGTTTCTGCAATCGGGCTTCAATTCCATAGTTTTCCTTTAACCACAACACCGTTTTTTGCTCATCAGCACTCAAAGGACGTTTCTTTCTCTCATCCTCATACCACTTCATCGCCAGATACGGATAGCTTGGATCACCTTCTGCATACTTCGTAATCCATCTCACCGCATCATCATGCTTCACTCAATCCTCCACACCCTTACACCATTCTCTA